GTGCCGCGCCGCGTGTCGCGCATCCGGTATGCCGTGGTAATAGCCCGTGTCGCCTCGCAAGACCGAACCCGGATTTTGTAGACGTGGCGCCCCGCCAATCTCGCAGCTTCGACCGCCTCATCGCCGCGCTGGAAAATCCACTCGGCGCGGCAGGCATGGCGCTCGGTCCATGCCTCTGTCGTGCCGCCGAAGGCGTCAGTGCCGCCGGTGTTTTCGTCAAAGGCGACGGCCTCCCTGAGCCTTCCTGCCCTCACGACTGCACCCAGCCCAGCCGTTCTTGGTTAATCATCGCCTCCACGCCAAGCGGAACCGGATGCATTTGGTCCTTCTCAACCGCAGAACGGTTTTCATACAGATGCGCCACCATCATTTTAACAGCGTGCAACAAGTTGTCCGGAATCGTGGTATAACCCGCCACAAAGGTAATAGTGATTGCGTCGTCGCGGTCTGTATTGGCAGTTGGCCACGAATTGCCAGACTTCGGGCGAAGCACCGCGCGATCATCACCTTTCATCAGGTAGAAGTCGCCTACCGTCGCGCTTTGCTCGCTATCTTCCGCATCGTAATAGGTGATGGACGACACCGACTTGACCGGCGACTTCGGCAGGATCAGATCCCCACGCGTTACAGCAGGGACTGACCATGCCCAGGTTTCCTCATTCAAAACGCGCCCCGCATACTCGCCGACAGAACGCGCCGCCACATCGATCAGCCCAGAAATGTAGCTGTCGTCATCGTCGTGGTTGACAATTCCGTGTATCTTCGCCTCTGCCGTTGTGATTGGCTGCGAACTCGGGCCGGAAACTCTGGACAGAAACATCAGCGCACCGCCTTCTCTGCCGTTTTCGCCGGAACCGCCTTTTCCGCCGCACGAGTGCGCACGGGTTTGGCGTGACCTGCCTGAATCAGACGCATGGCCTCACGTTTGGGCAGGTCCAGAACGTCGCCCGGCCTTTCGGCCCCGCGCGGCGTTGCGCGCGAGACCAGAAGCTCAACCCTCATCAGCCGGAACTCAGCGTCAGAACGCCTGAATTAGACCAAAGCGCGCCGGAAACCGTCGGATCGCTTGTGGGCAAGCCGGTAATCACGACATTGGCGCCGCTGACCGTCAAAGTGACGTTCGCGCCGAGATCAATCGAGCCGCCATCGGCAACGACTTGCTTTTCGCCGCCCTGCTCAATGTAAACCTTCGTGTTGTATGACATGGGACTTCCTTTCCCTTGAAGGCGGGGCGGCTCAAACGCCGCCCCGTCAAGATCACGCCATCAGGATGTGCTTGACCGCCGCAGTGTCGGCCAGTTCGCCGTCAAAGCGGATGTAGCCGGCAATGCCGAAGCCTGGCCAGAAGTCCTTGTCCTGGATCGCACCGATCAGCGGCTGGCCCGCCTTGCGGACGTAGTATTTGCCGAAGTCACCGACGACGATTGGCTTGTTGCCGGTGCCGAGATCGGCCACTGCCTGATTAACGCTGTAGGGCATCCCCAGCAACGTGTCAGGCTGACCAGCCTGGATGTTGCCCATCTGCCAGATGTAGTGGCCATCACCATACTTCAGCTTGCGGAGCGCCGCCAGCGTGCTGTCATTGAACATCCAGCGGAAGCGCGGCGAAGCCCGGTAAGCCGGATCAACAGAATGCAGAAGGTCAAGCAGTTCATCGACGGTCACCGCGTCGGTCGCCGCCGCGTCGGCGCCCTTGGTCGAGGCCGTGACCACGCCGTTCGGATCGCCCGTGCCGTCGCCAGTCGTCAGCTCCGTGTTTGCGCGGCGCGCAAGCCGTTCGCCGAGAAGCTCGCCGAGAAGCTGCTCGATGTTGAACGCGCTGTCATCGACAAGCTCTTTCGACACCCGCAGCCATTCGGTGTTGAACGGATAGGCATTCAGCACCTTCTCGCCGAAGGTCACGTCAACGCCGTTGTCATCCGTGAGCGTGGTGCCTTCGGTGTGCTTCGCCACCGCCGTCGTGGTGTCATCCACCGTCGGCATCGTGATCTGGTTGCCGCCGCTAGTCACAATCTCTGACGTGATGCCGGGATCATACATCGGACCCCACGCCGCCATCGTCTTGATGAGGATGGTCGCGAGTTCTTCCGGCACAGTGTAGCCGCCGGCCGAGTCCGACGTGGTTTGCGCCCGGCTTTCCAGTTGGCTGTAACCACGCTGGAGAACCGCCCGCGCCTCCGCGTGCATCGCACCCGGATTGCCCATCGAGCGGATATACTCGTGGAACGCCTCGCGGTAGGTCGGCCCTTCGCCTTCGTCAGTGCCGCGCGCTTCACCGCTTTGGCCTGGGCGCCGCGGGTCCGGCGCGTCAAGCGCGCGCTCGGCGGCTTCCAGCTTCGCCAGCCGCTCAATCTTGGCCCCGATCTTGTCGTGGTCCTCCATCATGGAGTCAAACTCACGCTCGATCTCGGCGGCGCGATCTTCCGGCGTGTCGTCGGTGATTTCGTCAAACTTGGCGCGGGCGTTGGTCGCGATCCGCGCCTGCTGCTCTCGCAGCTCCTTAATCGTGCCCATCTCCGTATCTCCTTTATGAGCATGACAAAGGCCCCGGTAAGCCGAGGCGGCGAATAGGCAGGGACCGCGCCCTTGCCGTTCTCCTGCTGTGCAGGGGTTCAGAGGCCCCGGCGGTTAAGCCCGGCGGCCATCATCTTTTTTCGAGCCTGCGCGCGGTTGAAATTGTGCGCCTTAACCGCCTTGCGGTAATCGGCCAGACTGCGCAGCCCGATCTCCGTGCCGTCATAGGCTGGCATCGTAACCGCCGAGACATCGTGCAGTCTTGCTCGTTTGATTGTGCGCAGCGGCGCCTCACCGGTGTCATCCCATTCTTCCGTTTCGGGGAAAAAGGCAAAGCTCATTTTGTCGAGGTCGCCCCGCTGCATCTTGCGGACGATGCGCTGGACATCCGGGTCTTCAGTATCAAGCGAGGCCGACATTTTCAGCCCACGCTCGTCTTCTGACAGGTTAAGCGTTCCCGAGCGGGTCCGCGCCATCAGCGTATCCGGGTCGTGATTAAACAGAAACACCACGTCATCCCGTCCGATGGCGTCCCGAAAAGCACCGGGCGCGATTTGTTCGCGGAAGAAGCCGCCGATGTCCGCTTCTTGATTGAACACCGCCGCATAGCCCTCAACACGAACGCCGTCATCCGCTTCGCGAACCTCCATCGGCAACCGAACGTGGCGGCCCCTCGCCTCAAACCTGCTCATTGTCTGGCTCCAAAGGTAGTTGCATTTGGGCGGAAAGAGGCACCGTCGCGCCTTGAATCAGAAGATCGTCCCCGCCGTCTTTTGCCGGTCTGTTTTCCAGCGCACGCGCCTCATTTGGCGTCTCGATGCCGTGCTGAATGGCCGTGGCGTGCCCCTCCATCCGCGTCTTGAAGTCGCCGCGCAAAAGCCCGTCCACATTGAACTCGACATATTGGCGCGAGCCACGCCCAAACAGTTTAAGATTCAGCTCCTGCTCAAACTGCTCAATCCACCGCTTGAGCGTGTGCTTGACAAAGTGCAGGTCTTGCTGCTCCGTATTGCTAAACGTGCCATGCGTAAGGTCTTGCAGGAAAGTTGGCGGCAGGCTGTAGACCCGCGCGATTTCCTCGATGGCAAACCGCTTGGCCTCAATCATCTGCCCCTTTTCCGGGTCGCCGCCGATGGGCTTGATTTCCAGCCCGCTCGGCAAAATCAGCGCCTGCCTTTTGTCTCGCGCCGCCTTGTCAACGGCTTCTTCAAGATCGTCGGCAGCGCGCTTCATTGCCGCGCCGCTCTGAAACCCGCCCGTAACCGCAAATGGCGGCACGCCCCCGTTGTGGAAGAACTTGCTGGCATACTGCGTTGAAGCAATCGCCAAAGCGATAGCATCTTTGCACGTCGCGATTGGCCCTCGATGGCGCAGGCCGTCTTCTTCCAGCATAAACGGCACGTCAATGATCTCGGCCGCTTCATACCGGACGCGCCGCTCACCCGGCGCGTGATACTCGTAAAAGGTTCTGCCCGCCTCACGCTTAACCGTCACATGGCGGGGGTCCAGCGGCCATAGATTGGTGATCCGGTTTGCGCCATTCCTCTCGATAAAGGTGAAGGCGCGACCGCCGGTCAAGACACGCTCAAACGTGTATTTGCGCCACGCAAAGCTCGACATTTCGTCGTTAACGGCACCGTGAAGAAGCGCCGCAACACCGCCTTCCACTCGCTGCCGACTGCCCTCCGAGCGCCGATACACATGCAGCGGGAGTCCGGCTATTGTGCCGGGAATGAAATTTACCGCCGCCCATACCGATGGCACGCCCAGCGCACTTTGCACAGTCACGTTGATATCTGCGGCTGCCTTCCAGTTGTTGATACCGAGAAGCGCCTGAACAAGTTCTTCGCTGGGGCGGGACTGCGTCGAGGCCGCGCGATCCTCCTTTTTCTTGCCCCGAAGTCTAAACATCACCGCACCATCCTGTATTCAGGGTCTATGTCCCACGGCGTCGGCGCCGTCCCACTGTCCTCATGCGTCGCCGCCACGCTCATCGCCATTGCCAGCGCCACCATCCCGTCAATCCGGCCCGCGCTCTTGTTCTTCGCCAGCTTGCGGTTGCCGGCCGGGTCCGACTGGACGACCGCGTTGCGCGCGCAGGTCTCCAACACCGGATGCCCGCCGTGGCGCAGCTTGCCGTTCAGGATCACCGACTCCAGATCGCGCAGCGCCGGCGACATGCTCTGGAAACCTTGGCCGATCGGCTCGAACAGCGCCCCGTCGCCCTCTAGCTGCCAGTCCTCGAAGCCCGCCTTGGCAAGCCACGGCTTGAGGTGGCGCCAATTCCAGCGGTCGAAGGCGATCTTGCGTACGTCATGCCGCTCGCAGAATCCCGCCAGCCACTCGGCGACGTAGCTGTAATCCACGGTCGCGCCCGGCGTTGTTTCGAGCCAGCCGTCGCGCGCCCACACGTCATAGGGCACCCGGTCTGCGCGAGCCTTCTCTTGCAGTCCTTCGCCCGGCAACCAGAACGTCGGGCGGCAGTGCCAAACCTCCTCGTGCCACCCTACGGGCGTGAACGCCGTCAGGTCTGCCGTTTCCGAAAGGTCAAGCCCAGCGTAGACCGGCAGGCCCTCTAGGCTCTCCACCACCTCGCCACCGCACGACTGCCACGCCGAACGCGAGATGAACGGCGTTGTCATGTCGACGCGCTGGTTGAGCACTAGGTTACGATACTCAGCCTCGCGCGAAGGCCGTCGGCGCTTGCGTTGAGATCACGATCGACAGCGGGGTTTCCTGAGCGCCCGTCGCCGTCTCAAGCGCCTCGTAAAGCTCCGACCGCGGCCCCTTCACCTGCCCGAGTTCGTCGTGGACGATCAGCACCGGCGACAACCCGTAGGCCGTGGACGCCTCCGCCGACAGCGCCCGGTAGAGCGTGCCGAGCTCCTGGCAGTAGAGCTGCTTGGCCGTGTCGCGGATGCCAACGTATTCCGACAAGTCAGGCGACATGCGCACCACCTTGGCCGCCAGCGAGAACAAAATCGCTGCCTGCTCCCGCGACTGCGCCGCGCTGTAGAGCTGCGAGTTGGCCCGCGCCTCCGGCCCACACAAATGCAGGAGAAGAATGAACGCGCTCAGCGCGGTCTTCCCATTCTTCCGGCCAAAACTCATGATCGCCCGCCGTGTGCCGTGCGGGTTGTCGTAAATCCTCCGCAGTTCGCCCTGTTGCCACTCACGCAGCCGGACAGGCTTGCCTACGTCCCGGCCCTCCGGGATGCGGCAGTAACCCTCGATCCAGCGGATGTTGCGCTCGGCGCGGGTCAGCCTTCCCAAGGCCGCTTCACCGTCGATCGTCGCGATTTCTCCCCGCCCGCGCCGCGCGCCGAATAGCTCGCCTGCTGGCTCAACCGCATCGAGGCCGCCATCGCCTTGAGGGAAGCCGTCTCCTTCGCCTGCATGGCCAGAAGCTCCTTCATCTCGGCAATGTCCAAGTCCTCGCGCGCCGACGCCTGGTCAATCAGCTGCGCCACCCGCCGCGCCGTCACCGTGTGCCGGCAATACTGCTTCAAGAGCGGCCATGTCTCGCGCGGGAACCAGTCCGCCGGCATCGCGTCCACGATCTCCGCCCACACGTCCGCCTCCTCGGGCGACAGCTCCAGCGGCGGCTCGGGCCGATTGACGACCGCGACCGCCTCCCGCGTTGCCACGGCCGCCGCGCTTTTCTTGCCGCGCTGCCTCATGA